CACCTATCTATTCCGTATGGTCAAAGGCTATGTCCCTCTCACATATGGACGAGTATATCAGAAAATACTTTGACAAGATGAGACCACCAAGAGGCATGTTGGTAATATCCTCAAGAAACTATGAGACATTTAGAAAGTCATGGGACGTGTTGGAACAAAAGGCACAGGAAGATCCTTACATGATTCACCCACTTTTGGTAGAGAATGACAAGGGTGGAAAGAACCCTGCACAGTGGCTTGACTTTACTGGTAGCTTAAAAGAGTTAGAATTTATCGAAGTTAGAAAAGAGTTGAGAATGATTATTGGTGCTGTCTATGGTGTACTTCCATTCTATTACGGTGAAACCCCTGCTGGATGGAGTCAGGAAGGACTACAAGTTACAATTACAAACCGTGCTGTTCTATGGGGACAGGACACGTTAAAGAAGGCATTCTTTAGCAAGATAAGTAAAATGCTCAACATTAACGATTGGGAATTACAACTAAAGACTGGTGAGGAAACCGACAAGTTGAGAGACTTGCAGACTGACGGAATTGAAATACAGAACATGATGATGCTTCAACAGATGGGCTTTGAGATTACAAGAACCCACACAGGTGAGTTTAACATAAGCAAGAACAGTGCAATGACACCAGAAATGATGTTTGGTGTTGGTGCCATCAACGGAAACATGAACGGTGCAGGAAAGGGAGTACCAGCCCCTCAGGAAAAGACACAGTCGTTTGAAGGCGAACCGAACAACAGCAGACCTAGTGACATTGGTGGAACTGGACAGGGAAGTCCTACAAGTGGAAGCTCAATGAGCAAGAAATCTGCATATCCAAAGGGAATTACTCCGTCAAACTTTAACGTTGTAAAAAATACTTTGCAGACTGCAATAGACTATGACTGGAAAAAGACAAAGACAGTTGAGGAATTGAGAAAGGCAACTGGAATGACAGTAAGAGATGCAAGAGACTTGGTTGCAGCAGAATTTGAAGGAGTTAAAAGGTGGGAAGATGAGTAAGGTATATTGTACCAAAAAGGTAAGTTTTTATGTGACAAAGACAGATGAAGATGAGGAAGATGACTAAAACAATAACAACATTAACTTTTAGACGATGTAATCTGTGTGAAAGTTCTTCAATCAAGTGGCAAGACAATGAAGATGAAAATCATTTGTGTTACGAATGCATGGAAAGTGAAAATGACCGTGTTTTTGAACATGGAGACCAAGGTTGACCAAAAGATTTCACAAATGTGATGACACTTGTAAGGTAAATCATACACCAAAGGCTTCATCTCCAAAAAAAATTGAAAAGATAATTGAAAAAAAACTCAAGGTACAGCCTATTAAACCACGCAAACTTGAAAAAAAGACCGAGGTCATCATTGATATAATGGAAATTGTAGATAAAATCAACAATACAAATGAAACTAACAAAGTTTTAGAAAAAACACTTATTAATCTAAGAAAGTTAGAGAAAGATATTGCCTGAAAAGTTAGAAACTAACGAAAACGCAAACGACATGACCAAAAAGCTTTGGGAAAAGCACCAAGCCGATGAATTTACTGCCGTAAACGAATACAAGGAGGGTGTATGTCTTGGTTGTATGAAGGTAGACAGGGCAGCAGCAACTATTGCAGATATTTGTGGTGATTGTGCTGGAAAAAAAGGTCGTGAGCCACTTTTGGCAAAGGTCTGTGACAAATATTACGGTCTATGTTTCTTTTGTAGCAAGTACAAGTTCAACATTGAGCAGATAAACGGAAGGTTTTGCAACACATGTCACTCCAGAATTGCAAAAATAACCAAGGAATACAACAAAAAAGGTGGATTCATGAAGACAGACCCTTTCTGGATATCAATGCGTAAAAAACACGGAAAGGACTGGAAACAAATAATGGGTGGCTACAAAAAGTCTAATCGTCGCTAGTTTTACTTTTTTTATGTTTTTTCTTCTTCATATATTCAACTAAATCTGGTGGAGTCAGTATCATTTCCAACAACATTTCTATGTTACTTAACTTAATATTTGTATCTTCTAGCAATTCCTCTACTTCACCCAATACAAAATCAAACTTCATTTTCATTCTCCAAAATGAATAACATACGGTCGTTCTTAAAATCATAATATCTTTTACTGTAATTTATGTAACATTTTCCCTTTTTATTTCCAAAAAACCTACCTACCCTCATTGACAATAAAGGTTTTCTTAGTAATCTTGGAAATATTTCAAGTTGATTTTTCTTGTGATTGTATCTAATTTTACCATGTAACACAAGTTTTTCATCTCCTTCAATCCATTCCTTTGCATTATCTTTCCTAAAATGTACAATGCTTCTGTCCAATCTTGGCTGTTCTTTCATGTCATTGGAGTTTGTTACCACCCATAATTTTTCTCCTTTTACATAAAGATCTATGAGAGGCATTTTATGTTCAAGATCATCAGCATGTTCCCTGTAAATCGAATTAAACATCTTGTCACTGTCAAATATGTATATCGATGTAGCCATGTTATATAATCAGTAATACTTATTTATAAAGCCTTGTTAACGTTTTAACATGGATGAAAAGTGTAAAAAGTGTAAAATAAACAAATACGGCTACACTGACGGACAGCATTCCATATTCATATGCTTCAAATGTGGAAGATATGACGGCATTAGTGGTGGAGATGATGCATTTATTGACAGGATAAATGAGGAACCAATGGCACTTTTACATATGATTCAGGAAAAAATACTAATCCCTATTAGTGGAATATAAGTTAATTTATATACTTTACTAAACATGTATATACCATGGAAGTATTTTCATCTGTATTAGAACCTCTACTTTTAGCCACTCTTATAGGTATGGGTAGTGGATTGTTTGCATTCTTTAGAAAAATGAGTAACACACAAAGGGATTTGTGTGAGACAGTACAAAGATTGCAAAAAACCTTAATTATTTTAGCTAAAACAGTTGACATACAGTCAAACAGATTACATCCAAAAGAAGCAAATTCCGAACTTGATGACCTAGTTAAGGAACTTTTGGACAAATAGGCGTAAATTTAACAATAAACCTTAAATAATAACTCTCAGACAAGATTGAGTATGATTGATCCATTGTTAATCGCAACTCTCTCCGTAATAGGAGGAGCAATCTTGAATACATTTAGAGGATTCTTAGGATCTTCTGATGCTACATATGACATCAAAAAATTCTTTGGTGCATTAATTGTAGCAGTATTTGCAGGTATTGCAGTTGCACAAACCTTGGCTCTTGCAGGACTAGGAATTACAGAACTCGTATTAATCGGGCTAACTGTCGGTTTCTCAGTCGATTATGCAGTGAGCAAGGCAAAGAAAACTCAGTAAGCATTTTTTAACCCCTTACTTTTTCCCTTCTTTTCTGCTCAAAAAACTTTATAAGTAATGTTCAGAACGATTATATATGGAAAATGACATATTTTTCAACCAATTTGTGACAAAAGGATTACATCCTATAGGTGGAGACCAAAGATTCTTTGAAGGTTATCTTACTGTTCAGGTAAAAGACAAACAAGGTGAAATAACAATCGTTGATGAATTAATCAAGGTTCTTCCAATCTGGATGGACAGGGGAGCACCAATTAGTGATACTCATTCCAACAGAATTATAGGAAAAGGTATCAGTTATGCTAAAGTAGATTACAAAACTAAAGATGGTGGCACATTGCCAGCAATTAAGATTACAGGTAAAATACACAAAGATTACCATTTAGACAATGAAATTTGGGATAAAATCAAGAGTGGAGAGTACAAAGGACTTTCATTTGGTGGGGCTACAAAGGCAAATAGAACACCAAAAATATTAAAAGATGGAAGTGTAGCATATGAATTAAAGTCATTAGAGCATTATGAGGTCGCTGTTTGCAAAGATCCAGCAGTCCCATTGGCTCTAATTACCGATTATAATCCACTTGCAAAGGCAATTACCGACAACGTTGAAAGACGAGAAGACGGCAAAATGGTGATTAAATGTGATAAATTTGGCTGTACTGTAGACAAATCAACTGATTTTGCAAACGCAGATGGTGATAGACATGGTGCATACAACCAAGATGTTGAGCCTGACAAGTCATCAAACAGGGAATCAAGCCCAGTAGATGACGATGATGATGCTAATATTGGAGAAGAAAAAGATGAGGAAAAGAAAAAAGCCGAAGGAGAACACTGTGTGAATTGTGGAAAAAAGAAGATAGAGATGACTGATATGACATCTATGGGAGGAGCATGTCCTAGTTGTGGTCATGGTTTTAAAGAAAAAGCAGATTTTCAACAAACTGGTGGTGATGTAAGACACAGTGGAATGGAATATAATACTAATCAAGAAACACAACAAATAACAAAAGTTCCAGAAGAAGGTGGTGAATCTGATGATGCAGTTGCTACTAGAGGTAAGGAAGAAGAAGAGGAAGATGATAATAAGAAAAAATCAGGATATCAAGTAGAAGATGGAAATAATCAATTAGGAGGACAAGGTTCAACAAAAGAAAAAGAAGATGACGAGTCTTATAAAAATAGCGAAAACTATATAAACTCGGAGAAAGAAGATTCTGATAAGGATATGGACAAAGATACTTCCACAATTTCTAAGACTGAGGAATCAGACGAAGAAAATAAAGACGAAGACGACAATATTGACAAATCTAGCTTCCAAGAAGCAATCAAATCCAACATCAATACATTAACTGACGTTATAAAGTCACTCGCAGAAACTCAAAAAGACGTTAGTACTACACTAGTAGGTATTGATGATAGATTGAAAGCATTGGAAACTCCAACCGACTTACCGTTGAAGCCTAGTACTTCAGCAAGTGAAGACGTTGGTGCAAAGGTTACAGTCCCAGACACTTATCAAGCTAACTCTGTGCAAGCAGGATTAGATGATGATAAACATGCTGAAGACAAACCTAAATCAGACCCTAGTGGACTGAAAATGCAAGAGAAATCATTTGACTTTACTACCGAGACTCCAAGACCTAATGCAGCAATTGAGACAATCAACAAATCAGCAGAAACTGATATGTCATTTGTTTTGAAAGATGCAAGAGAAGGTGGAAATCTAAGTGTAGTAGCAAGAAACATTCTAGCTGGAAAATATTATACTCCAACACCTGACGAAGTAGGAACATACTAAAATGACTCAAATCAGAACAATCGATGAGCTTGAGGCACAATATTATGGACACAATCGTAACCTTCTTAGAAAGGCTGATGCCCCATCAACAACCAGCACTGCTGGTATGTTTAACGCCATTTTTGGTGCGTATGCATGGGCTCAACTGAATCTTGAAGCAAACGCATTCGGCATACTCCCAAAATACCCTTGGGATAAATCTGGATGGAGGGTTATAACAGCAAAACCAACACTTAATACCAACAACAGTAACACTGCCCTAGGTGGTACTACTGAAGGTGGATTAATTGCTGAAACAATCAAACCAACAGTCGCAGAATTAGATGTCAAACCAAAAACTGCTCAGTTGCCTTTCAGTGCATCTGAAGTTATGGAATGGCTATCAACTCATTCAAAAGACGACATTTGGGGTGGACTTGGTTCACTAAGATTGTACATGGCTGTGCAACACAAAGAGTTCATTAATAGAATGCTTTTGGCAGATGTTGAAAGCGATGCAGCAGCATCAAGTGGTGTTCACACTGGTACACAAGACTTTGAATCCCTTGATAGAATCGTATCAAGTGATGCAGAGGAAGATGCACTAGGTGGAAGCCATTCAGGATTTTACGATCCATGGGCTGCTGATGCTACCGTTGACAGAGATGGAAACGGTGGAGAATTTGACTGTACAGTAGAATCTGCTTCTGGTACTATCGGTACTGACGGTGTATTGACTGACGATGTTCTAAGAACTTTCTTACGAAAGATTAGAATCGCAGCAGGTAAAGATCCAAATGTATTCCTAGGCTCCCATGAAGTCTACTCTGAGATACAAGGCTTATACATGCCAAGTGTCCGTATTGCAAACCCATACGGTGAGCAATTAGT